ATGTTCTGTCAGTATCGAGCATTGAAACAGGGTTCGGCAAAGCCCAGCCCATACGGAATACAATTCTGAGTGCGACCATATCCTGCTGTGCAAGGTTGTATTCGATAGCCTTTGTCGTGGGGTTCTGGATAACACCCTCACTAAGAATTTTTACCGTAATATCCTGACGGATAGAGTAGACCGCCTGCGAAAAATCGCCGACAATAAGCTGTGCAACGCTGTTGTCAAAGGCACCGTTCTTAGGGAAATACATAGGATTTCCGTCAAGAGCATACTGCGTTGCCCCCTGCATATTCTGAGAGAAAATAGGAGCACCGTCCGTAGTTCTCAGACCTCTGAGCTTTGCTTTCATATTCAAAGAGGAGATAGCTCCCGTTACAGGATAGCCGAACTCCTCAACTTTGTTGAATACACCGCCCTCACCAAGAATAAGGTCGTACATATCCTTATTCTGTACAACGGCAACATTGTTTCCAGCCTGCCTTGCTCTTGTTATGATGTCTGTCTGCCACTGAGGAGGTCTGCCGTTACCGAAAATAACAGCCTCGTCAATCTTTTTTGCGATAGCAGCTGTTACCTGCGGTGTAACCTCTCCCATAATGTCAAATTCAGCGTCACTGAGTACCGCTTCGGGAATGGGTACAATAACGGCAAGCTCGCCTGCGGTCATATATACGTTGTCCCAAGCCTGATTGGAAGTCTGCTTGTAACCTGTGTCACCGTCAACCCAGTAAGCCATAGGGAGTACGTCAAGTACCCTCATTCTTGTTTTATTTGATGTCATATTGGGCAGTTTTCTCGCCAGTGCCATAAAAGTTGACTGTTCGGGTACATTCTGAAATACTTCGGGAATAACCTGTTCTCTGATAATCGCTTCTGCGTTTTCTCTTGTAATGATTGGCATAATTCATCAATCCTTTCCGAAAAATGACCTTAAAGCCTCATTTGCTTTAGAAGTCGTATTGTCTGTATTGCTGTTTGTTCCTGCCGTGAAACTGACTACTCTCGGTATTGCTTCATCTTCAAAAAGATAACCGTTTTCTTTTCTGACCGTTTCAAAAGCGGTTTTCAGGTCGTCTTTCTGATTTTTGGACTGCCGCAAAGTTTCCACATCTAAGAACGGCATAACCGCCTTGATATTACGGGCTTTATACTCTTTGGCATAGCTGTTTAAAAGGTCGTTGAAGTCACGCTGTGCCAGTTCTTCGGCGTGCTTTTTCTGACTGTTTTCCAAATCGGCGGTAAGCTGAGAAATTTTGTTTTTCATTTCCTCAACATTGACACCCTCAAAGCCTTTCAAAGACTGCGTTGCCGTATCCAGCTGTGACTTGTAATTGTCCGCCCTGTCCTTTTCTCGTTTGATGTCCTTACCGTTCTCCGACATCACAAAGTTAATCTGTTCATCGGTAAGCCCCTGTGCTTTCAAATCCTCTGTTTTCATCAAGAACCACTCCTCATAAGTTATTTTAAGCGTTTAACTATCCGCTCTGAGCCGACTGTTTAAGGTCTAATCCGCTGACCGTTTTTAGTGCAATATAAAAAGCCCTCAACATTGAGAGCTTAATAACTGAATATTATAGTGTTTAATTGCCGTTTAAATTCGTTTAATTTTGATTTAAATTTATTTTCAATGAAATTATCCCATAAAAATAAAAGTGCCTTATTGGGCTATATAACGCATTTGTCAGGCTTTCAGCGTTAATTTGCTGTAAAAATACCGCCTTGTTACAGGCGGTTTAATTATTATCATATTCCTCTGAACTCAGCTTTAATACAATCATTTGTTTTGCATTTAACATCATATCCTAAACCTTTGTCTTCAATAATTATTTCGTTTCCACAACGAGGGCATTTTTTTCAGTTTTCCCATATTGAACTATATCATTTTCAGCTGCAACTAAAAACTTATGTTCATTTATTGTAGTTTTAGTAGCCATACAAAACACTCCTTATAAAACTATTATATTTTATCGTAACACCACTTTCCTTTGCTCTTTCAAGAGCGTCAAGGATAAGATAATACCTATCTTCGTCAGATAAATTAGGGCAATTTTTAGCAGCCATATAACTTTGCTCTGAACTCATCATTCCACGCTCCATTAGGGACTTTAGTGCCACGATTTGCTCTATGCCCGTAATATTCGTGAGCGAGGGCAGCTCTTGACGACATTCTATCTCTCGGATGATTAGAATCTAAATCAGGAAGTACATCTCCTCTAACTCGAATTTCATCAAGAACATCATCATAACCCGTTCGGCGACCGACATTAAATTTAAAAACATTCTCATCAGCTTTAATAGCCACTATATCATTTCTTAAACTTGATATTTCTTCATCAGTAAGATTATGATTTGGTGCAGTTCTTAGACCGTTAGGAAGATTTCTTGATGATAAATTTCTTGATTTTATTATACCACTATTGCCAGAATTTGCAACACTACCTGATGTAGAATTTTTGACATTTGGCTTGTTGATATTGTTAGTAACTTTGTATTTTCCAACACCGATATTACCTAAACCGTCAACGGTTACTCTTTCACGCTGTTGCGGTAGGTTCATAGCTTTTGAAAAGCGTGTGTATTCCGCTGATGTTACCCTGTATTTTGCTCTTGCGGTGATAATGTCATCTTCACTTGCTCCGCCCTCTTGCAACAGTTTGATTTTCTGCCGTTCAGCTCTCATTGTTGTTTCAAGTCTGCGTTGTCGCTGTAAGGCTTCGTATTTGGTGTACTGCTTACCGCCAAATTCAACAGGAGTGTTTTCCTGTCTGTTCATTTCGTCAAGCTGTTCATCGGTATAAGTCCGCACATCAATTTCAGGGTCAAAAGGGCGATAGCTATGATAGCAGTTTGCTCCGCATAAACCCTGAACATCTCCCAGACCGCACACCGTTTCCAAGTCTTTTTTGCTGTACACTCTGCCCTGCCATACCTGATGTGTCGGTCTTGCTCCACCGTGCCAGCTTACTTCAAAATACTCTGTTTCCAGTTTGTCGGCATTTTCTTCATTGACCTTTGCCACTATCTGATTAAAGCCTGTCATAACTGCCCTGCGTGCGGCAACTTCTACACGGTTACTTCGACCGCTTGCATAATCAATCGTTCTTAAACCGCTGTTTACAAGCTGTGCAACGGTCTTTTTGAGTACGGTATTATAATCAAATGCTCCCGAAGTAATACCCAGCATAGCATTGTCAAGTGTGCTTTGATAGTACCTTGCTATCGGTAAAAATTCCGTTTTACCATCTGCGTTCTTTACCGCAAAGCCTAGCGACTGCGTTATATTCTGCATACTTTCGCTTGTCTGATTTGCCGTAGCTGAAATAAGCTGTTGAAGCTGCTCGTTTTCTTCAAACGGTATGTAAGGCTTGCCCTTGTAGTTATATATTTTCTCGTCCTCTGCATAGCCCTTTTCAAGTATCTGACTGTAAAGGCTTCTGACTTCCTGAGGCGATATTCCTGTCAAACCTTGTACTCTTTTTTCAATGTCCTGTTTGCTCATTCCAAGCTCATACAGGCGGTGTATCTGCCAGTCTGCCGAGCGTGTAATCTCGCTGTTTATCCGTATTCTGCGGACTATATCGGTCATAATTTCATCTTCAAGCCGTTTCATCGGTGCGTCAAACGTCATAGAAAGCCGTTCCAGTTCGTTTGGTTTGTATCTCATTCCATTACCTCAGCCGACTGCGGCAAATTGGCAAGTGCCGTCTGAATATCTTCGTTGTACCACTTTGCCCTGTATTCTTCGGGACGCATAATGCCAAGATTAAGGTCTTGAATATCCTGCTTCCGTTTTTCGTCAGGGCTGGAAACAATGCTGTCGTTCCAGTCAAAATCGACCGTATATTTACCGTTCGGCACTAAGCCGAATATCTGCGACCAGAACCAGCAGGCATCTATGTAATCTTTCAAGGCATTTTCCAACGCTTTCTGTACATCTGCCACAAAAGAATATGACCTCTGTTTTGACGCTTTGATTTCTTCGGCTGTCTTGTCAACGTTCTGCGGATTGGACAGCGTACCGTAAGCAAGACAGCACGCATATTCAATCATTCTAAGCTGATTGTTCCAGCCGTCAAAAAGCTCTGTACTGCGTATCTGTGGGGAATAAGTTTCTATCAGAGGCTTATCATTTGCTCCTGCGGAATATTCCACCGCACGGTAAAGCCGCTCAGCTCCTCCGGGATAGATGAATTTATCGTTATCCTTGTCATATTTGAGCATACTTTCCGAAATGTGTACCGCTGTTTCGGTTGCCTCATATTCCCACGAAATATTGTTGTATCGTCTGTCGGCTTCTTCTATGAGGTCAACGGCTCTCGAATAACACGACACACCCAAAGGCGAAAAGCTGTCAATCTGATTGGCAAGCGGACAGCGGAAAAAGCCAAACGGTAATTTGTCCGTTCCCGTAAATATGCCCTCTTTGAGTAAATCCGCCCACTGCTCCACCTCCGACAAGGCAACCTCATAGCCAAGTATGCTGTCATTGTTGCTTTTGAACAGTCGGTTTTGGATTTTCAGCAAGCGTTTTTCAATCGACTGTATTTCAATAAGCGTATAGATATTTTTTCCCTGTCTGATTTGGTCGGCGAAAACGCACTTTATGAGGTTTCCGCTTCCGTCAAAGCTCACAGGAAAAAAGCGGTCAGCCTGAATAAACTGCGTTTTTATACCGCTCTTATCCGCAACAGGCTTTATTATCAGACTTCCCTTTGCAAGACCGTATTCAGTAAATATTCTTACTTTCGGGATTACATATTTCTGATAAACAGCATTGAGATAATCAGCGGTCTGACTGCCCTTGATACGGCTTGACATTTCTAATGTGACAAGCCGTGCAATTTCAGACGCTATCTGTACAGGAAGATTTGCACTCTTTTTTCCTTTTGGAGCAGTTCTGTTTTCGTACATCGCACTCCAAAGCTGAATGTGTGATACCATCTGCGAATTAATGTCATAGGTGATTTCTCCGTCCTTACGCAGCAATTTCAAGATTTCGCCGTACATTGCAGAACAATTCATAAAAAATCACCTCTTTTACTCATACCTGATGAATTTTGTAATATCTCTTTCAAATGTATACTCGAAAGCGTCAAGCGTATCTATATCACTCGTTCCGTCATCGAGCCGTTCGTCTTTCGTTAAAACTTTCGGATTCCATACCGCTGTTGAAAGTGCACTACAAAGACTTTCACAGCCGTATTCCATATACTTAAACCTGTTTTGTGCCTGTAATCTGCATATACACCTTATACGGTCATTTATTGTTGTTTTTAAGGCATTTTCAATTCTCAGCCACCCAAGACCTTTCTTTCTTGCAGTCGACCGCAAACCGAGTATAAGCGTCTGTTCCGCACTGTCGCAATAGACAATATTAACCGTTCCGTACATAGCAATAACCCTATAAACGAACTCACAGAACAGCTCACCAAGCTTATTCGGGTCTATTTCAATCTGATTTCCGTTATCATCCTTACACTTAACCCTCTCAGAAAGCAACGCATAAAAATTATTGAAGCCCCTGTCCGTACCTGTTGCAACAAAGCTGTGAGCGGAACTGCTGCCGCCAAAGTCAACACCTATAACAATTCTGCTTAAATCAGGCTTTTGCGTTATCATCATTCTTTTTTCGTTTCGGAAGTCGTCAGCAAAAAGCTTGTAAATCAGACCTTCGGCAGCCACCCATAGTCCTAGTATATATCGTTCGTAGAATGTGCCGCTGTACATACTCTGATAGCGTTTCTTTATTTCCTCCGAAAGAGTAAGATTATCGTCCATTGTAAAATGCAGGTGGAGTGCTTTCTTTTCGTCAGCTTTCTTTATCCAGTTCTGATAAAACCAGTGATACGGTGTATCAGGGTTGCAGTTGAACCAGAACCTTGCACCCTCAACAGAGCAGCGACCTGTCGCCTGATTAACGAATGACTGAGGCATAAGTGCGACCTCATCAAGAAGCACGCCAGCAAGCGTGATACCCTGAATGAGGTCTTGTGAGCTTTCATCCTTGCCACCGAAAATATAGAAGCTGTTCTTAATATTGCCGCTTTCTATGGTAATTACATTGTCGGAACGCTTATCCTTTATCCTGTAACGCTGCCGTATCATACCAATGAGCGGAGTAATAACATTACGTCTGCATGAGCCTACAGTCTTTCCGCATATGGCGAAATTGCACTCATTGAAATTGCTCATCGCCCAAAGCACGAAGCTTAATGACATACTCATAGTCTTGCCTGAACGGATCGAGCCATCAGCAATAACGGCATTATATTTCTGCGATATAACCGGGTTAGCCCACCAAGTGAGTACCTGAAGCTGTTTTTTGCTGAATTGTTTGAACTTAACGCTCATTTCTGAACACCTCCTCGGAGGACTGCCTTATAACCTCTGCAAGACCGTCATCGGTATGTGCAGCTTCGCTCGGCTTGAAGTATTCCGCATACAGCCTGACAGCCTGCATATTTCCCTTTTCGCTTTCTTTTATTACGCTGTTTCTTATCGCAGTAAGCTCAGAGGTCTTATATTTTTCGAGTACGGCTTCAAGCTTTTTTCTGTAATCCTTGGATTTTAAAATTCCATATGTCTGCACCAAGCTTTCCAAATCCTCCGCAATATTAAAATCCGTGCTTACAGCCGTAGCTTTCAAGCGAGCCTCAAGCGTATCAAGAGGCTTTCCTTTTCGGTTCATCAGTAACACCGTCCTAAAATCCGATAAAAATAAAAAGACATAGCTCCGCCATTCGGCAATTCAGGTTCAAACTGCCGTTAAAGCAAAGCTATGTCGGCAGCCTCCGCTCTGTGGGACGAATCAACCAACAGTCTTACAGCTGCGTTTGTATAAGCATTTACGTGACATTTATGTCATATGAATTATTTTTGTAT